CTCGCGCGTCTCCTGCTTCAGATCCTTCGGGATTGGGTCGTTGACGGCGTCCGGTTTCTTCGGCTCGACAGGTTTATCACCTTGCTTGTCGTCTGACTTGGGCTCAGCTTTCTTGAATGTTCCGTCTGCATTGCGCTCAAGAGGTTTGCCATCGGCACCAACGCCAGTGGGTTCATCTCCATCACCCTCAGTGCTTTCCTCAGTCTCAGCGCCCTCTGCATCCCCTTCCACAGACGTATCAGCGCTGGCACCATCGCCAGCATCCACATCAGTAGATTCAGAATGATCATCTGTTTCAGTAGCGGCATTGGAGACTCCGTTTGATTCGAGGGCCGCGTTTACCGCGTCCAGCACTGTTTCTTCGGCCATGTGGGCAATCCTATTTTGTGGTGACTAAACTTAAGGGCCGGCTCCCGGCGCTGGAGCCACTGGTCCCGCTGAAGGCACAATGCCGGGGGACGGGACAGCGCCGGGGGCGGGCGGGGGCGGCGCAGCGGCTGCCTGGTCCACCTTGAGGACCGGGTTAGCAATCGCTGCGCTCGTGGCTGGGTCGAGTACGCCGGCCAAGCTGATCTTGACATCCGGTACGATCGGCTTCGGCGGTGTGCCGGCTCCGGGCGACCCGGGCGGCGGAATCTGCGGGATGAAGCGATCCGGGTCGCTCTCGTCTCCCATGCGAACCATTGTCTCTTTTATCAGCTCGATCAGGCAATTCGCGAGCGGCATGTTGCCGGAGCCCAGCGCCTGTTCGATCTCGCCGATCATCTGCCGAATTAATGGCAGTATTGTAGCCCACGCCTGCTGATCGGTAGGCGCACGCGGCTTGCCGGTCGAGCCGCCTTCAATCTCGATCTCAACCATCGTGAACAAATCTTCGATGTCCATCCCGAACGGCCAGAATGCCTTGGGGCCGGCCATGCGCGCGGCTTCCGGCGGCTGTAGGCACTGTATCGACTGCTCGGCGGTGTACTGCGCAAGATCGGTCAGCATCCACTCAAGGGCGTCGCGATCGGAAGTCGTACGGGCATTCGTGCCGCTCTGCTGAATGTTGGCCTCGGTAGCCGTCTTGGGGTTGCCCGGGCCGTTGATCGCCGCTGACAGCGCCTCCTGGACGCCGGAGACGCGCTCCATGTCGCTGAGGATCAGTGTCGGATCGAAAATGCGCATATCAACTGCGGCAACGGGCTTAGCGGCGAACAGATTGCCGATCGGCGTGGACGGATCGCTAGGGCGCAGAGCCGTGTATTCCTGGTGCTTCGAGTCAGAGAGCTTTTTCGCTTCCGCGTCGTCCAGCATCGTCGCATTGAATAGGACTCCCGGAATTGAACGCTCGCGAGTAAGGCGGAAGTTCGAGCGCGCTGCGCTGAATTCGTCCTGCAACTTGTAGAGCCGCCATGAAAGTGACTGCGGATGACGCTGGGCGTCCACTTCGTAAAAAGCGAAATAGAAATACGGGAAGAAGCGACTCGTAGGGTACGGCTCTTGATACGGTTCCTTTACCCATTTCTTGATCCCGTCCGCAAAAGTGCGGATCGTCTTGTCCGTGCGGTCCCACATTTCCACGACGCGGATGAACGCGGGCGATTCCTCAGTGCTGGTGCTCGTGACGAACGCCTGAGCGCTCTCGGCGGTCAACATTCCCTGCGGCAGCACGTTGTCGATGTCGCGCGTCGTGAGTTCCTTCGGCGCGCGCTGGTAATAAATCTTGGCGGACTTGGCATCCTCGGCCGTGATCCGCGGAAAACGCGCGAGCGCGTCCTCTTTTTCAACGTAGATCTCGTTCGCGATCCACTTCGCGTCGGTGTAGTCGTCAATCTGCGCGATGTCCGTGCTGACCTGCATGTTTTCGGTCGGCACGTACTCGATCACGAACATTTTGTTGATGGCGAGTTCAAGTTTCGCTTCCAAGTCCGCGATCAAAGTCTGCTTTTCGATGATCTCGGCCTCGGTAGACTCCGGGTCGCCCTGCTCCGGGTCCTCCAGCAGCTTCATCTGCGCCTGAAGGTAGCCTAGCGTCTCACGCGCATCGTTGAGCGCCGTCTCCATCTCCGGCTTCGGCACCTTCTCGGCGACCATAGTGCACTTGAGCCACCCTTCGCCGTTGGAGAGCACGCTCCGAACGCCTTTGCGAGCGGCCTTGCGCAGCTTCCCGCGGCGCCACAGCACTGAGATCACGATCTCAAGCGTCTTGGCGAATGTGTCCAGCGGAACGGTGTTGGTGTTGTCTACCTGTGGCGCTTTTTTGACAGAGACATCAGGGTCGCGCGCATAAAGCAGGGCAACCAGAATGTCGATGAACGCGCCAATGAGATTAGTTGTGACTGCCCACGAAAGGTCAGAAGTGCCAGCAGCATACTTACGGTCAATAGCCACTTGCTTGCGGAAATTTTCATCGAATTTGCGCGCGTTGTCGTATTCCTTCCAATACTTTTTGACAAGCGCTTCCTCCTGCTCGGGCGTGATGTCCCCGGGGATCGGCTGCGTCGGCGTGTCCACGGCATCGAAGCCGCTGGACGCGGCTTGCTGAGGATCATCCAGAATCCCGGCTGTCCCGCCCGGGATGTTGTTGCTCGAACCCGAGGTTGACACGTTAGACGAGCTTGCCCACTACCGCGCCGACGATGAAGCTGGCAATGGCAGCCAGTCCAATAGTGTGCGCCTTGACGTAGGTGACGAACTTCGACTCGGTTGTGGCGACGGCCGTCGCGGCCCTCATCACATCTGTGGCGTCGGCCGTCGCGGCCCTCATCACATCTGCGGCTACGGTCTGTACTGGATCGGTCATGACTTTAAGTGCTCCTGTTTCATAAGGTGAACGTCCATCGGAGGATGGGCGTGTACGGGCTGCGTTGGGATTGGCGCTGATGTCTTGGCAGGCGGCTCGGCTCCGACTAATGGCAACGGCGCGACTGAACCGATAATCTGGGTAGACTGCACAAGACTCGGCGGCGCCACTGAGGGCTTGGCCAAATCCGCCGGTTCCGGGGCCATCATCTTCTGCTTTATCATGCCGGCTCGAATCGTCCGCGCTGCTGCTGCGGCTTGTGCTTCGGCCGGCGACAGAAAAGGCTTTACGGCGCTCACTGCGGGTGCAGCGGAAGGCTGCACGTTCTCGCCTGGCTCGTCAGTAATCTCGGGCGGAAACCCTGGGCGGTAGTGTCGCATTAGAAAAACCTCATTTTGGGTTTATCGCGTCCGTCGTTGAACTCTAGCCATTTCGCCGTGAAAGGTACCAGATCGGGCTTACGCTCCACAACTGGGACGTTCGGGTCGGCCATCTGGTCGATCATCCGGCCGATCAGCCCGCACACGTCCGCGGCGTCATCCCAGCGCCCGGCGGGGAATTTGATCAGTTGCTCAATGACATGCTCAGTGAACTTGCGCCGCACGGGAAAGTACACGGCATGAGCCGCTACCCGGGCGTGGAAAGCCTGGAGCTTCATGCCCTTGTCCTGAAGGCTAGGCATGGGTTCGATCGCGACGAACTTGCGGTTATCCCGCATCGCGCGGCGGATGGTAGGCCCGATCGCCTTGTCGATAAGACCACCCTCGTTCGCCCACTTCGCCGGCTTGTGGATACCCACCAGCTTGATGAACTCGGCGATGCTCTCGTCGGTCTCGCACTGCTTCCACCACCAGTCGATTGCGAACAGGTTCCCGGGCTGGTCGATCGCCCATACGCCGTGCTCGGTAAAGTCCGGTTCCTTCTTGCCCTTCTCCGGGGCCATCGTCGCGTAGTCCGACGCGCCGTAGACCCGAATGTTCGGCGGCAGGGAATTCAGATCCGTGTACGTGTCGATCACCATGCCGCCCTCGGCTTGTCCAGATCGTAGAAGCGGAACATGTCGCGATTGAAGTGCACCCCGGTGAATGGCGCCGGGCGCTGCTGATAGAGCGCGGCCCACGTGCGCGCCGCCCTGGGGTTGTCACGCCACGTGCTCCAGTGTTCCCGTGGGAACCACTCCGGCCACAGGAACTCGCCGACCTTGCGCCCGAGCGGATCGCCCTCGCGCTCGCACTCCGCCGGTATACACAGAACTTCCCACGTGTGCCCGTCGCGGCACGCGATCATCCCTGACTCGCCTGAGTAGTTCGCCGGCAGAATACCGCCGGCCAGATCGTCCTCGTGCCAGCGCGTCATGATGAGGATTGTGTAGCCGCCCGGAATCAGCCGGGTCTGCACAGTGTCTATGAACTCGGAGGAAACTTTCTCTCGTGTAACAGAGCTGTCAGCCTGTTCGCGATTTGCGACTGGATCATCAATGATCGCACCGTGCGCGCGATTACCAGTGATGCCGGCGAGTATACCCGCGGCCATGAATTCTGAGCCGTTACTGAGGCTCCAATCGTCAACGGATCGACGGTCGTCGAGTAGTGTGGGCTTGTCGGGCCAAATGCTTCGGTATTCATCGCTGCGACAGATAGATCGGGCACGCCGACTCTGTTTCTCCGCGATCGTTGATGCGTAGGAGGCAAGGATTATCTTGTGCCCAGGCCACTTCCCCATAGCGTAGGTGGGACCGACCACACTTGCATAGGTAGATTTCGCAGAGCCCGGCGGCATAAAGAGCATCAGCCTGCCGCGCGGCGTCGTCATGGCTCGCTCGATCGCCTGCATCGTCAGGATGTGGTGCAACGCTACCCGCGTCTCCACTGGTTTGAACAGTTCGCATTCTATGTCCCCCGCCCGCGTCGGGGCGCCTGGGATGTCTATCGCCTGGCTGAACTCAACCAGTGATGAGCGCGCCCGCTGCCGGCGCAGGTATTCAGCCGCGACGTGTGCGCGCTCGTGGGTATCCATCCGCTCAGCGTAGCAGAGGATCGTCGGCTAGGGGAACTTCCTCATAGTCGCCTTCCGACGTGTGCCCTATCTGCGGCAGCGGCTCGCGGATGATATCCAGCAGCTCCCCGTCGGACAACCCCATCAGCGCCTTGGCCTGGCGCTGGTTCATCGGAATCTGGATGGTCGCCGCGAGCGGCTTGCCGTGGCCGCGATCCAGGATCGACTCCGCGGCGCGTATCCGATCGCGATCCTCGGCGAACCCGTCGTGCATGATCTCGGCCAGGGTCTCTACGGCTTTCGCCGTGTGCCGGCGCGCGAGCTGGTCCAGCGGCTCGGCCTGACTCATAGCGACCTCTGCAACGCATAACTCAGCGCGAGCGCCTCTGGGATCGGCAGCTCGATTGACGCTCCGCGGCCGGTGCGGTCCCCCGTCGAGCGCTCGCGGATGTGGATGGTAATGCGCATACGAGCCTGGTCCGTCACCACGGAAATGTACGGCGGGAAATTCTGGTCCAGCCCGGTCCAGGCGAACAGGGTGCTCACAGGTTGATCCTTGGGTGCTCGAACTGCGGGAATGCGTACGGCGCATCCGGGCGCCAGTTCTCCCCCAGGGAGGGCGCCTTCTCCGGCGCGATCGGGTCAGCGATAGTGATAGTGATCCGAATTACCTGCGGGCGCAGCCAGTCCCCAAACTTCTCGCCCCCGGCGAAAGCTGCTGTGACCAACACGACGACTAAAAGGGTTTTCCACATGGCCCCGAACGTAGCGCAAAGAACGTGCCAGTGCAACCGCGGGCGACTTTGGGCATGACGGCCAATCGACTCTAATGACGACTCTGCGCATTGTGCCGTCCTCCCAGGGCGATGTGCATTGTGCCGATTGCGCGTCTACTTAACCCGTTCGATCTGGCAGGGTCCAATGGGTCCCTCGAAAGGGGTTCCCCCGGGGAGGGTGCGCGCGGCCGTCGGCGGAGCCGCAAGGCGACAGGCGACCTGCCCATCGCGCTGCAACATGACGCAAACTGCCACATGCATTATGCAATGTGCGCAATAACCATGCCAGCTAACTGAACCATGTCGGGCGCCGTCGGCGGGGTGCGTTTAGGCTCTGAAGTAGTGACAAATAGTGACAAGTCGGACGGTCGCAAGTTGCTGATTGCATTGGACTGTCTGACTTGTCCTTATTTGTCAGTATTATTAGAGAAGATAGACGCCATAAAAATAATATTTTGGCCGCTGACCTGAAATGACCTGCCGGAATCATGACAACCCTGACAATCCTGACAAATCAGCACAATGTCCATTGTAATCAGTAACTTGTGCGTGTCCGTATTTGCTTTTGCGCCGAATGGCACGCGCTTTGCGTTTACCTCGCACTGCATCATGACAATTTGCGTCACTTTGACTGACAAAACTGTCAACTACTGACAATGTGCGTCAGTCCGCAAAACGGCCGATTGTGTGATATCAGTCACTTACGATAACTTCACTCGCTGGCACGCGCATTGCATGTATCTAGGCACGCGCATTCGATTAACAACCGAGGACTACACATGACAGTCACAGAGCACACATCACTGGCCGACGCGCCGATTGACCTTGTGCGCTTCGTATTCGCTTACTACGCGGCACGAGCGCGCGGTGTGTCGGTCTACTCAATCATTGGAGGGTAGGCTATGAACGTACAATCCATGCTTATCCGCTTAACACCCAAGGAGACAACTAAATGAAGCAGGTAAACGCTACAGTGACTTTCAAGGTCAAAATCAAGCAGATGCTCGACGGCGAGACACGGCGCGATATAGTGGACTACAAACTGAAAGTTTCGCGTGTAGACTGCAATCTGCGACCGTGCGACCATGACTACTATAACAGCGATCTGTTTCCCCCCATGCTTCAGCACGCATACGATAAGGCTATCGTCAATCGTCGCTGGCAGTACCTTGACACGCTTCCCACTT